TCATCAGAATGCCACAATTGTTGATCAGTGACAAAACGGCCACAATTCTCGCATTTAGTGGTCATTGTGCCACTCCTGCTCCATACGGCCAGCATTGCACTCCATCTGCCATTCAGCGGTATAACATCGCTCACATTGCCCGTCATAGTCCGTATTGGGCAATTCAGCGCCACAGTCAGTACAGCGACACCAGTGATCAACACCCATTAATAGTGTCTCATTACAATGTTCGCAATTATCCATGTTATTTAATCCTTAAAAAGGGTATGACTACAGCAATTAAGACTATCCATATAATGTACAGACCAATAGGGATAGTGACGGCTAAAGCTAGTATATGTAGTAATGTTTCCATATCTGATATTCCATAGCAGTGGGTCGGTATGTGGAATATACACTACTGAGTATTGGTGTCAACAACTAATCGAGTAGTGGACGGGTATGGGGGTGAATAGATGTATTACCCCCACACTCACACCACCCGCTATGGTGTTCATGCTCTATGGTTTTGGTTACTGCCCTAGTTCCTAAACCCACAATGATAGTAGTGTTCGCATAATTAAACGTTATGTTAAGTAAGATTAGGGCGGTATAGGGCGGTATGCGGCGGTATACTGTTGCTGGCGGCGGTTTTCCCTAAAGAATAGTCCCCTACTGAACCCGGCCTACGGCCCCCCTTCAGTAATTTTAATATAATATATATTGTATCCCTACACCAAATGGTAAATATCTACTTCATAAGCACTCTCTAATATGGCAAAGAAAAAGAAGAAATATGGGTTGTTTGATGACGCCCTTGATTCTGCCTACGGAGTTGGAGAGGTTGGGTTACAATTGGGTGGTGGTTTGTTGGGGATGTTGGTTCAAGCCCCCGGAGCAGTTTATGATACCCTGTTAGGCAGGGGTAGCGAAGAGCAGAGGGAAAAATACCCCGGATTAGGGGAGAGGGAACAGACTGATCTAGTAAAGGATGCTGTAGATTTCCTTACTTATACCCCCAGAACAGAAGCTGGACAAGAATATTCCGAAACTGTAGGTGAAGTTGGCGGGGCTATAGATAAGGGAATGAGGTATTTGTCTGGTGCTGTACCAAAGGCGCTTGATTTTGTTCCGGGTGAACACCCATATGCGTCTAATCTTTGGGATCAGACCTTATATGGGGCTATGTCCGTTTTGCCACCCACTAGAATTGCTAGGGGAATGACATCTGCGGCTAAAGCTGGTATGGGTACTGTAGCTGGCGATATGTATCTTGGCAGATTGCAGAGAGCTGGTAAATCTGGATTGGATATTCCTTGGTATGGGGGTGGTAAATATGCCCAAATAGGTATGATGCCTCTTGAGGTTGCAGGATCAAAACTTAAAAACTTCCTCACCCCTAAAAGTGCTTACCTCTCAGAGACTTACGGGTTAAACCCATTAACTGTAAAAGAGCTTAAAAGGTTAGAGGGTGTTATGGATTCTGAAAAACTCTCGTCAGCCAAACATTTAGAATCTTTTAACAAGGCTTTAGAGCCAAGAATAGAATACTACCAGAGTATGGCGATGACACCTGAGTTGGCTACTAGGTTGGCTACTAAGGATAAGTCAGCATCTTTTTATATGAATAAGGGGATGACCCGACAAAGTGCTAGAAAGCTGGCTAATAAAGAGCTGAAAGCGGAGGGTACTGAAACTGGGAATATTTGGGGTTCTAAAAAGAAGGCGGATTCTGTAATAGAAACTGCATGGAATGAATATTTCAATGAAATATCCAAGATCATGGCTACTGAGAGAACCTATAATCCCGGTAGCGCAAGATTAAAAAGACTTGAAGAGGGCTTAGTGCAGCATATTTTGCCCACCTCAAGAAACGCTACATTCAAAGAGGTGATGGCTAACCCAGGAATAATAAGGGATGTTGTTGGTGGTGGGATTTTAGACGAGGCTCTTATGCACGTTATTCCGTTTATCGGAAAGCATCTTGACGTAAAGGGTAAGAATGTAAATTGGGTGACAAAACCATTAGAGGGTGGTACAGGTGCTGGCGCTAAATCTTCTGCCATCGCAAGTAGGATTGATAAGGGAACGGGTATGCAGAAGAATGCCTATACTTCCATACACTCTATCTGGGGTGAGCTAAATAAATCAGGAATACCCATTACAAAAGAATCAATACTAGCAAAAGCTGATGAGTTGAATGCTAGAAAAAGAGCGGCTGGAGAAACCGGGTTACATGACATTCAGTCGCTAAGAAATAATATTTTAGAACAGGATGGTTTTATAAGTTTCGGCACAGCATCTTTAACCCCGGATAGATTGCTGGCAACCATGAACCATAGATTTGTGTTAGACCCGCAAACCGGAACAGGAATGCTGCTTAATTATGACCACTATAAGTTGGGTGGAAACAAGGTTCTTGATAAGATTGCTGACATAGGGGCTAAAAATAGGTTTGTTGTTCTTGATACAGTCAATTTCAGCATGAAGAAGGGAGCGCCAAAATCTTCAATTATAGAGCCTCAACCAGTTGGTAGGTTATTGCCGGACATTGACGAAGGGGCTTCTAGGAGAGGGGTTATCAGAGAGGAGATGTCTAAAAAATTTAGTGATGAACCCTCTACATCATTTAAGGTTGGGCGTGGGCTTGAAACTGCCTATACCCCTGTAATGCAAGGATTACTTGCAGAAGATAAACGAAAAAGAAGAGGTTTACTTGCGTACTAATCAACAAGAGAAATTCATAGAACAATACTGCCTTTCGGGTAATGCTACTAAAGCACCCGAAGTGGCTGGATACGCCCATCCCAAACAAAGGGGCCATGAACTCAAGAATAGGTATGGGAGTGAGATTGAGGAACGCACCAAGAAGATGATAATGGATTGCGTACCCGGAGCATTAACCCAGCTCAGAACCCTCTCAGAAGGCGCTGAGAGCGAGTCTGTGCGTCTTGGGGCTGTTAAGGATATACTGGACAGGGCCGGTCTTAAACCGACTGAGAAGGTCCAAACAGAAATTTCCCATGTGGAGACTGCATCTACTGATGAACTCAAGAGAGAACTGGAGGCTCTAACCGGGTCTAGCTCCATATCGGAAATTCCAGAACTGGTCAACTGATGCCAATCAAAAAAGTAAAAGGTGGTTGGAGTTTCGGTGGTGGGGTGCATAAAACTTTAGCATCCTGTAAAAGAGCATACAAGGCTTATCTAGCTAAGAAAAACAGCAAGCGGGGTTGAAGTATCTGAGCAAGGATATTGAGAGAGCGCATACAAGAGCAGAGTTAGAACAAGCGGTAGAAATAGCTAGAGAGATCAGGCAGAGGGAGAGGTTCAACAAGATTGATTTCTATGATCCCTACCCCTACCAACTAGCGTTTCACGAAACCGGGGCTGATTGTAACCAGCGACTACTGATGGCAGCTAACCGAATAGGCAAGTCCTATTGCGGCGCGGCTGAAGTCTCTTACCACCTTACCGGCTTATACCCGAAGTGGTGGAAGGGGCGTAGATACACGCAACCTATTACAGCTTGGGCCGGTGGTGTATCAAATGAAACAACCCGCGATATTGTACAGGCGGAGTTATTGGGTTCCCCAGATGACCCGGAAGCCTTTGGTTCAGGTTCTATACCTAAAAAATCAATAATCAAAACTGAACGCAAACCGGGTGTTCCTAACGCTAAATCAGTAGCCCTGATTAAACACGTTAGCGGTGGGAACTCTTCTTTATTCTTCAAAGCCTATGAGATGGGTGTTGAGAAATGGCAGGGACGCTCTGTTGACTGTGTGTGGTTAGACGAGGAGCCAAGCAGAGAACTGTACTCACAGGCTGTGACTAGGACATTGGATAGGAGGGGGATGGTCTACATGACGTTTACCCCTGAAAACGGGATGACTGAAACGGTTGCCTCGTTTATGAACCGCATACAGCCCGGACAATCCCTGACTAACGCCACATGGGATGACGCCTCTGAGCGAATCATGTCCATGAACGGAGAGGCGGGACATTTATCAGAGTCTGTGAT